ATTTTTTCCCACATTAGGCTACGATCCTTCCATTTAGATTAGCTTGTTTTGCATATTCATTTATTGTTGATTTGGCTTTCCAATGTATATCTCTTTCAATACCTAAAGCACCACCAAGTAATTTAATGTTGGCTAGTTCATCATGATGTACATATCCCAGTTCTGGGAAACCATGACCCATATCACATAGACCAAACATAAGTCCTTCATCGTCCATCTCAGTTATCAACCAAGTTGCAGCACCTACTGGACTAAATAGTTTTACAACTGGAGCAAAGTCAATTTCCCCTTTGTTTTCGTACTGTGCCTTTTCGTTTGCATGGTAGTTTGCGTTTAGTTGTTTTTTCAATGACTGTGTTAGTAATTGCATTTTGCATCTCCCTAAGTTTCTGATTAGTTTCAATAAGTAAGGTATCTCTTTCATATAATTTCCATTGTAAATGGCCTATATGATTGTTTGCATCAACAAGAGCAGCTGTTCTCTGTGTTAGTTTAGTTTCTAACTCTTCGTAGCTTTGTTCTTCTTGTAGCTGTTCTTGCCAGTCTTTAGACATAAGCCCTCCTTTTCATAGTTAATAAGATATTGTAAATAAGTTTTGGCTTTTTCTAAATCTTCAATTCCATTCTTCTGTTTATACCTAAGAATGTATTTAATTATATTGCCTTGTAAGTATGATAAATTATTCTGTGTTATAAACTCTACTGGTTCTATTTTAAATTGTTCGTAATGTTGTGGCGATATCATTTTATTCTCCAGTAAAATAGGGAGAGCCTAAGGGTTTATATGTACAAAGCTCTCCCAATCCGTCTATTGATCCGTGTAGGACTTAGAACGGAATCTCATCGTCAACTGTTTCGTCTACCTTGGGGGATTTATTATTACCCTTGGCAGATGTTGAGTCAACTGCTTTTGAGTTGATGAGCCTGAAAGTAGAAGACACACCAGCTAGTTTGATTTTGAAAGCAGTCATTTTCTGACCATCTTTCTCATAGGACTCAACGATTGGAAAACCCTGTACAAATACTGTAGTACCAGCTTGTACATACTTTTCTATGACGTTAGACACAAGACCTTTTCCGTTCTTGCCGTCCCAAGCCTCACATCTGTACCAATGAGTATTTTCTACTTTCTCACCAGCATTGTTTGTGTAGCCTTCGTTGACTGCAATAGAGAAGTTAGCAACCTTAGTGCCATTGACTTCTTTTATTTCAGGTAGTTGTCCAATGTTACCTGATACCATGATTTGAGCAATGTTCATCTGTTTCTCCTTTACGTTAAGATGATTGTTAAATCAGAACCTGTTTAGATTCTAATGCCAATAGCCCTTGGCTTTTTAGACCAAAGGCTAAAGGACTTGACTAGTAAGAGGATTAGGGGCATCACCTCTAAGTTGTACATACCATCTTGTCGACCAGACTGTACATCATTATCAAGATTATTTGGGGGGAACATTAACCCATCTAACCTTGAATCCTTTCCTTATTGGCTTTTCATACCCTATTGTCTTCTTGAGTATAAAAAGAACTATTGAGATAATTGCACCACCAAGAATAGCTGCCATCATACCAGCAAAAGTACCAGCAAACATAACTATCAAGGCGATTGAGGCTCCAATGTCTACTGCAATATCAAAACATAGAACCTTTTTCATATCGAGTTTGGCTAACATAAAAAGTATAGCTACAGCTGATGCGACACCAGCTATCAAATAGAATAACATTTGAACCTCCTTTTTTATTTAAATTCACTTTGGCTTTCTGAGGCGATAAAGAGTGAAAAATGGTTGGGATTAGCTTTGTTGTTCCCTCTATGCTCTGACTTAGGGAGATCAAAGAGGGAACGTCTTTGAAAGATTTTAGAGGGTCGATCCCTCTAAATAATCTTTACTAGGCTTTTTATATATTCTCTTGAAGAGTGGAATAAGATCATACTGTATTATATGCATAACACCACCGACTCCAGACAAGACTGTAACGAATAAAAGTAAAAAGAAGGCTATAGGAAAGAAAGCCAAGATTGATAAGTTTATAAAAAATAGTTTCATAATATGCTCCAATTAATAGTTGGGTGTAAGGGAGGTATCTACCAATTACAGGATTAACCTCACACCCAGGGGATTAGTTACTCAAGATCTTCTGGCATCTCCAATATGCCATCTTGATTGCTGATATCCAGCATAAGCTCATCATGCTTAGATGAAATAGGATAGACCTTAGATCGGTCAGATTGTAAGTCATCATATACATCACGACTGTTGACAAGAGTATCAAGTGTCATCTTCTCATTACGTTTCTGCATACGCTTGACCTTGGCAAACTCATGAAGCTGAGTGTATTTGCCGAAGCTGATACCAGTCTGACCTTGAATGATAGGTCTGAAGTTGTTCAGCAATGTCTTGAATGCATGATTGATAGATGCATACTGCTTACGCATTTGATCTAGCTTGACATCATGATCTTCTAGCTTGTTGCCTGTGATCTCAATGCCAACATCTTGACGAACCAAAACCTGACGTTGACGTTGCATCTTCTCTGCTTGTTCAAGAACTGAATCTCTCATCTTCTCAAACATACGAGGTAGCTGATCTTGTAGCTTGGCTTTGACAATAACCTCATCACCATCTTCAAACATCTCAGCAAGTGCCAATGCACGTTTGACAAACTCTTGCTCCCATTCTACGTCGTATGATGACTTGGGTTTGAATGCCTTGGCAACATTGTCAAGTTGCTCTGCTGTCATAGCATCGAGCTCTTGCTTTGCCTTGTTCTGATCTGGTGTACGATTCTCATACTGCCATTCTGCAAGTGCAATGTTAGCTTGTGTCAGATGTGGCATATTCAATCTCTTACGCATCTGATCTGATTTCTCTTTTGATATATTTATATATTGTACCATTGTAATGTTCCTTTCATGGTAGTTAAGGGGATATATAATTATACCCCCTATAATATTGGCTTTCTTAGTTGCCCATGTCATACTTGATTGTTAGTAATTCATGAGCCCTTTGATCTTCACCAGCCTCAAGACACCATTTGATTTCCCAATCAATATCTGAACTGACACCATCTGGCTCTTGATATGACACCATATTATCTAAAATCTCTAGATCACTTGGTTGGCTTTTATTAAATAGATTGAGCTGTTTCATTGTAACATTCCTTTCAACTAACTCCTCCTACGGAATTGTAGGATTACGATGGACACGGCTTATCGGAAAGGTTCTGTCAATTACCGAAGTGGAAGAAAATCGTCTTTGTCGACGACCACTTAGGAGGAGCTATTTTCTGGGAACGTAGCCGTCAGGACTCCAACTTGTTGGAGGGTGATTTACAGGTTCTCGGGAGATAGGCCCAACTGGAGGTTATCATATAATTTCCGTAGTAGTAGTCGTCGACGATTAGTCGACTCATTATGTTTGGGCTACCCTTTTATAAAGGGTTGATATAATGAAGCCACGGCTTTTGTTAATACGATCATATCCACAAGGCTATGAAAAGAACGAGATGTAACATAGGGAATCTTACGTAGTGAGATGAGTGGAGTGGAATCTTGTTCTAAGTATTATCAAAAACGGACTGGAGTTATATTCTAGCCCAGATCGTTACCCGAATGGGACGACACAACTTAGTGTCGGTGAGGTTAGGAGTTCACTCCTTAGCGAATAGAGCTGGATAAAGCTACTAATAACAATGACTTATAAATGTGAATTGACAGGCATATTACTAGTATGGTTATACTCTCGTAGAGAAACTAAAAGAGCTGCCTATGAAAGCAAATAACGAACAACAAGAACGATACAGTAGATCAATAGTTCCGATGGAAGACATACAGAAGAACAGCCAAGTACTCTTACCTAATCATACACAAGTAACTGAAGCACAAGCTGAATTAGTACACGCAATGTTGCATGATGGTTGCAACCCAACAGAAGGTGCAAAAAGGTTAGGTAGGAATAAAGCATGGGCTTACAAAACCATTGCAAAACAACACGTTGTGGAATATAGACAACAAATAGCAATGAGTTGTTTAGGTTGGGACGCAACACAAGCATTGGCAACCATGAGAGATCTGTTGAATGCTAAGTCATCTCATGTAAGATTGGAAGCAAGTAGGGATCTGATGGATCGTGCTGGTCTGAGAGTAGATGCACCTAGACAGAGCAATACTTCTGTAAATATAAACTTCAATGTTGACTGAGGGGCCCCACGGCATACACGTCACTATAGACATACGGCTTGAAATTATAGACGCTGACACTATAACAGGTAAACCACACTCATGATATAATGTGAAAAGACAAATACTAAAAAATAATTTTATATAAATAAAGCCAAAAACACAAGGAGATAAATATGGGTGGAAGTTCAAGTGATTCAGGAGGATCAAGCAATCTTGAAAGCCTAAGGTCAAGAGATAGAGCAATGGCAGAGGCAACCAATCGTGCCAAAGCAGAACAGGAAGCTAAATCAAGACAAAGCAGTTTTGATGATTATCAGCAACAACGTAGTGCAGCTTCTCAGGGTATAGATGTAATGATAAGTCCTCAGAAAGCTAAGACAGTTAGAGAAAATGCAGGTCTTGCTATGATGCTAGATGAAAGGGCTAAGACATCTCAAATAAAAGTTCCCATTCCTACATTGGGTACAGTTGCTATGGGTACTATTAGTTCTATTAGTTCAAAGCAACAAGCAAGGGCATTGAGGTCAGGTGGAATACCAGTTTATGATAGTAGTTCTTCTATGTTTGATGCTGATAAAGATTATAGAGGGGTTGTAAAAGATGGTCGTTTTTCAGGTGATTCTTCTTTTAGTCCTATAGGTAGAAGTGAGGGTGTAACGAGAACTGAGTCAGGATCTTATTCTGTTTCTGCTAAGTCTGATGATAATGACAGTCCTACAGAAGAGATAATATCTCCATCTCCAAAGGACATGACAACACCGAAGCCAAAAGCTCCATCTATATCTACTGCATCAAGAAGAGCATTGATATCAGGTGCTGGTGGTGGTGCATTAAGAAGAAATCTTTTATGAAACTAGACTACAAACCCCCAGGGGCAGTAGCAAAAGCATTTATGAAAGATGGTTCTTTTGTACGTGGTATAAGAGGGCCAGTCGGAAGTGGGAAATCTGTTACTTGTTGTATGGAAATAATGAGGAGATCAGTTGCCCAACAGCCCAATGATCAAGGTGTAAGAAAGAGTCGTTGGGTTATTATTAGAAACACAAATCCACAACTTAAAACTACAACTATCAAAACATGGAGAGATTGGTTTGACGATAGTTTGGGTCGTTTTGTGTGGTCACCACCATATACACATAATGTATGTTTTGCTCTTGGAGATAAGACTACAGTAGAGCTAGAGGTAATATTTTTAGCTTTGGACAAGACTGAAGATGTAAAAAAGCTATTATCTTTAGAGTTAACTGGTGTTTGGGTAAATGAAGCTAGAGAGATAAATAAAAATATAATAGATGCTTGCACAATGCGTGTAGGTAGATATCCATCAATGAGGGAGGGTGGCCCATCTTGGTATGGTGTTATTATGGACACAAATGCTCCAAGTGAAGATCACTGGTGGGGAATTGTAGCTGGTGAAGTACCAATACCTGAGTACATGACACAAGAAGAAAAGCTGCTTATGGTCAAGCCTGACGATTGGAATTTCTTTTCACAACCATCTGCTATGTTTGAGAAAAAAGATGTACATGGCAATTTATCAGGATATGAAGCTAATTTACAATCTGAGAACAGGGTAAACTTACAAAATGAATATTATGACAAGATAATTTTGGGTAAAGCTCCTTCTTGGGTAAAAGTATATGTATTAAATGAATACCAAGCCTTATTAGATGGTAAGCCAGTTTATCCTACATTTAGAAGAGATACTCATGTTTCTAATGAGCCATTAGTGCCATCAGAAACCAACGATGTAATTGTTGGCATTGACTTTGGTAGATCCCCATCAGCTGTCTTTTGTCAGCAGTTGCATTCTGGAAAATGGATTATATTCCATGAGATAATTGGCAAAGACATGGGTGCTATAAGATTTGCAGATATATTGAAAAAAGAAATATCTAAAAACCAATGGGATAAGCACACATATAAATTTATTGGTGATCCAGCTGGTAATCAAATGGCACAGACTTCTGAGCATACACCATTTATGATGTTGCGAGCATCAGGGATTAATGCTTATCCAGCACCTACAAACGATATATCTATAAGAGTAGAGGCAGTTGAATCTGTAATAAATAGAATGACAGATGGTTTTCCATCTCTTACAGTCAGCCCTACTTGCACTAATTTGATATCAGGGTTTGAGGGTGGTTATCAATTTAAGAGAATGTACTATATGGGATCAGAAAGATATGAAGAAAGACCTGATAAAAACAGATTCTCACATTGCCATGATGCATTACAATATGCTTTCTTAGGAGGAGGTGAGGGTCGAAAGGTAATGTTAGGTGGTCAAAGAGCAGCTACTGCGACTGTTGTTGAAAGAACAAGTAATCCGTTTGATAGAATGAAACGAAGAAATAATAAAAATAGTAGATTTGGAAGGCAAATGGCTAGATGAAGTGGATAATTTGCTTTTGTGATAGTAAAAATATAGGTTTATGGAAGCTATTTACCAAATATCGTGCTGGATTCACTCATGTTTATGCTGTTAGATACGATCCTGAGTTAGAATTGTGGCAAAAAGTAGAAATTACTACAAATGGTTTTGATTTTCAGAGTTTAAAAGGTGAAAAAGCTACAGAATTAGTGTTAAATATGCATTTATGCAACACTTGTGTAGAGGTAGATATAAAAGATTATCCTATTTATATACCAAGATTGTTTTATTGTGTTAGTTTTATAAAGCATCTGTGTAATGTTCGTAAGTTTTGGATCTGGACACCTTATCAGTTGTATTGTGAATTGCTAAAAAGAAAAGGTTCAATAATATTTGAATCAAAAGATTTATTGGAGTCATCAAATGGGTAGTCTATTTTCAACACCAAGAGTTGCACCTGATCCTGAATTAGCCAAGCAAAAAGCAGAACAAGAACGAATTAACAAAGAAGCTGCTGCTGATCAGAAGTTTCAACGTGAAGAAAAGGTAAGAAAGTTAGCAAGTAATAAAATTGGACAAAAATCCCTACAAGACGAAGATGTAGAAGGTTTTACTGGATATAGACGTAATCTTACCAAGTCTAAAACTATGGGAGGAAGCTACAATGCGTAGTGAATATGGTGGAGATTCAGGCAAAGCACCAGCTGGTGGTCAATCTGGAGATCGTGCCGAATACCAAAAAGTAATGAATCGATTCAAAAAAGCCAAAGGTAGATGGCAGAATTGGTCTGATATATGGGAAGAGATATATGATTATGTATTACCACATAGAGAAAGTTTTTTCGGTGAGTATGCTGGTCAAAGACGAACTGAGAATATTTATGATGAAACAGCAGTAACTGGACTCCCTAGATTTGCCTCAAGACTTCAGCTTGGCTTTTTTCCTCCAAATGGTCGAGCATTTAAACTAGCCCCAGGCCCTGAGTACCCAGCAGAGAGCATCAACTCTCAGCTATTGAAAGAACTTGATGATATTACGGAACTACTACATGAAGGGCTAAGAAATAGTAATTTCAATTCCGAGTTTCATGAAGGTCTTCAAGATTTAGGTATAGGTACGATGAATATGCTTGTTGAATCAGGACGTTTTACAGGCGATCTCCATTTTACTGCTGTACCACCAAATAACGTGGCACTTTTATCAGGTGCTATGGATCAAGTGACTGATTGGTTTCGATGGAATTACGACTGTGAAATTACAGATGTAAAGCATAGATATCCTGATGCAAAGTTTAGTAAGGACATGGAGCTTGTACAACAAAGAGATCCACATAGAAAGACTAGAATAATTGAAGCAACTATGTTTGATAGTGATGATAAATTTAAAGATGAATATACTTATTTTCTTTTATCAGAAACAGACAACCATATTTTACAAAAGACTAAGTTAAAAGGCAAAGGATCACTACCTTGGTTGACAACAAGATGGTCTAAAAGTGGTATGGAAGTTTGGGGAAGAGGCCCAGTATTACAAGCTATGCCAGCAATTAAAACTTTAAACCTAACTGTGCAGCTTATTCTTGAGAATGCAGAAATGGCAATAGGTGGTGCATATGTATATGATGATGATGGTGTATTCAATCCTGATAACATTACAATACAGCCTGGGACATTTATACCAAGAAGCCCAGGGAGTTCATTAGAATCTTTACAA